CGGCGGCTCCTATCTACGGGAAATAGTTATGCGTATAAACGATAGATGGAGCATTGTGTCAGGCACTGAGTGCTTTGTGGTAGAGCAGTCGGTGAATGGAAAGAACTCAAAGGACGAGGACATTGTGACAGTAAGTCGTACCTATCACCCCAGCCTTGCCAAGTGCGCAGCAAAGATCATTAAGTCCGAGACACTTGCCGCCCTTGAATCCAAGACACTTGCCGATGCAGTGAAGCGCCTAGAGGCCACTGGATTGATCTTAGAGCAGGCCGTTGTTACTAATTACTCACGAGGTACCGCATGACAGTAATTGGAGGCATTGACTTAGATGCACTTGATATTGATAACTCTGATCTTGTATTTCCTGATATGGTTCCGGGACGATGCCTTAACCTAGACGGTGACATCGTAGCCTATAACTGTGCAGGCGACGACGAGACCACTAAGCCTGAGGTGCTATTCAACATCGAGGCTGAGATTAAGAACCTCATGCAATGCACTGGTGCCGACCATTATGTAATCCATATCACAGGCACTGGCTCTAACAAGGGCAAGCGGCACGACATCTCTACTGTCCGCGAGTACCAAGCTAACCGTAATGGCAAGCCTAAGCCCATTAATCTTGAGTGGGCACGTAATCAAATGATCCAGAAGATGCGCGCTGTAGTACACATGGAGCAGGAGGCAGACGATGGCCTCACTCAGCTACAGTATGAATTCATTAACCGTGGTGAGCGTAACCTGTGTGTACTCGTTAGCGCTGACAAGGATCTACGTATGGTCCCCGGGCTGCACCTCTGCCCGGACACTACAAAGATCGTAGACGTAGATGGCTACGGATCGTGCTGGTACGACAAGGATAAGAGTAAGGCTACAGGATGGGGCACCTCGTTCTTCTGGCACCAGCTACTGATGGGCGACACCGCTGACAACATTCCGGGCCTGCCTGCATTCAGCAAGCGCATCTCTATTAACTACTGGCCCACAGCACCTCTTGTGGAGACGCAGAGGCGCATTGAACAGGGCACCATGCCCAACGGTAAGCCTCTCACGATGAAGCAGGCTGACGCCGCTGAGGCGAAGCTCACGAGCATCCTTGATGAGTACAAGCAGAAGCCATGCGGAGCTGGTGGCGTAGTTAAGTACCTAGAGGACTGTACAAGCGACTGTGACGCAATGGTTAGGGTGTCAGAGGCCTACTATGCCCTGTACGGCGACGAGTTCACGTATGAGGACTGGCGCGGTAACACGATTACTCGCACGTCTAAACAGATGCTGTATGAGCAGGCTATCCTGCTATGGATGCGCCGGGAGCCGGGGCACACTGACTTCATGAAGTTCCTTAAAGAATTAGGATGGGAAGTATGAGCAAGCGATACAAGAGTGACGCTACCCGGGTACTGAAAGAAGCTACCCGGCATGTTATCCCGCTTAACAACGGGAGCACTGAGGAGGGGCAGGAGCAGAGCGTGACCTGTGTAGCCCTGACATTCGCGAAGGGAGATACGTACGCCTATGTGAAACAGCAGACAAGACTGGTGCTCAAAGAGCTGGGCTGCAACCGCGCAGAAGCTCAGCGATATCTCAAAGTAGCCTTCCCGGAGATCTTTTAATATGAACACACCTCCCGAAATTGTACTATGCACCCCTGACATATCAGTAGAGCACCTCGACGAACTGCTGCGCGGAGAGCGGGCAGTCATTGCTGGCGGGTATGCCCGGGATAAATTCCACGGCAAGGCTCCCCGCGATATCGACTACTGGATCGAGTACCGTACGCTCGACAGAGACAAAACAGGGTATCCTGATAATGTTCATCAGATCGTGAACCAGCTTATCGCTGCCGACATCGACTTTGAAGGGCACAATATGTACGGTTCCGAAGATGACCGGGGCATACTGGCCGTGTACAAGATACCCGGCGCGGATCTGATCTTTGTCGAGAACCTCGATCATGTGACTCGCGACTTCGACTTTAATCTTAACCAATACTACATTGAGCCGGGAGTAGGCCCCATCTATGTAGGCGAAGGCGACCCGGCTGATGGACTAGTGCAGCTTCAGTTTGATGAGCGATGCAATACACGACTAGCTAAAATGACAACCTTATGGGAGCAATTTTATGGCAAACATGAAACACGGACATACGCAGAGCTTTAAGACACTGAATGCAACCTTTCAAGACACTGAGTTCGGCAAGGTTAAGCTGGAGCTGGCTGTTGGTCAGGTCAATGTGCTCTCAATCGACAAGCAGGGCATTAAGGGCACAACCCCTAAGAGCCTTGTGCGTGAGTCTACAGCTAATCTTATTGAGGCGTGCCGTGCCTCGGACGAGGCGCAGTTCAATTCGTTTTGTAACGAGCTGGATAAAGTAAGTGCGTAAGCTGAAGGTCGCTGAGGTCAAAACAGTACGGGATAAGCTGGCCGCTAAGCAGGGGTACAAATGCCCGCTATGCGGCGGGTCCCTAAAGCAGAAGGACCCAGTGCTTGATCATTGCCATGACACAGGTTCAATACGAGCTGTGCTGTGCAGGAACTGTAATGGCATGGAGGGCAAGATCAGAACAGCGGCTATCAGATCCGCCAGCACGGCTGGCATGATTGACTGGCTTGAAAACCTTGCGACTTACTGGCGGCACTACGAGCAGAATCCGCGACCATTGATGTACCCTACCCACAAAACAGAAGCCGAGAAGCGCGTTGCCCGGAACAAGAAAGCCCGGACGGTACGAGCTAAGGCTAAGAAGGAGTCTGAATGAGTATTGGAAGAATCAGAAAGCTGTTCACTAATGCAGAGATCCACGGTGCCGTAGACCGTACAGATAGCACACAGGCAGCAGCCGATTCACTGAGCAGCTTACGGGATGTAGTGGTATCACGAGAGCTGCTACGGTACTGGCTTCGTCACCTAGATACGCGAAAGAAAGACGGTGAGCCTTATGCAGGTACAACTGTGCTGGACCGCAATATGCGGAGCGAGATGACACTGCGTACACCATCCCCCGGAGACGATCTAAGGGAGTTCCCAGCCGAGCTAGACAACAGCCGCATCCTTATCATTCCTGACCAGCATGCTCCGTACAGCCATCCAGACGCACTCGTGTTCCTCTCTGATGTAGCTGCTGCCCTGCGTCCTACCCGAGTAGTGAACCTTGGTGACGAGACAGACGGTCACGCACTGAGCTTCCATGACAGCGACCCGGGCCTTGATAGTGCTGGGCCTGAGCTACACAAGGCTCGCATCTTCTTGCAAGCACTTGCCCGCATGTTCCCTGTGCAGGATATCTGCCATAGTAACCACGGATCGCTGGTGTACCGTAAGGCATTCAAGACCGGCATTCCGGTTGAGTACATCAAGCCCTATCGTGACGTACTGTTCCCTGACGGTGGCGGCGAAGGCTGGGCATGGTCGGATAAGATTCATGTGAAGTTGCCGAATGGCGATACCGTTATCTTTCAGCACCAAAGTTCAGGTGACATCCTTAACAATGCGGCACATGAACGTGCTAACATTGTACAGGGGCATGAGCACAGTGATTTCTATATCCGCTATCGTAGCAGCACCTCAGCGCTGTACTGGGCAATGGTATCAGGCTGTCTGATCGACCCCAAGGCACTGGCGTTTGCATACGGGAAGTTGTTTCCTAAGCGGCCTGTGATTGGTTGCTCAGCAATCATTGATTCGCAGCCAGTCCTGATCCCGATGCCCATGGATGAGCAGGGTAGATACACAGGTAATACAAATGGAATCCTTGCACTCTGTCGGAGATAAGCAATGACTAAGATCCTGATTTTAAACGGCCCCCCGGGCTGCGGCAAGGACACACTGGCCGCTGAATTAGTGGCCCGGGCTGACCTGCCTGAGCGTATTGTGCAGGGTGCCTTTAAGGACGAGCTGTATCACCACACTGCTAAGTTCCTTAGCTACGTGGTCGGCACTGAGATCACAGCTGATATGGTATACGCTAGAAACGCTGACCGGTACCTGAAAGAGATCAGGTGGTACTGCGGTAAGAGTGTACGCCGATGGCTGCAGATAACCTCTGAGGCAGTAGTAAAGCCCTACGGAGGAGCTGACTTCTTTGGCCACGCTGCTGCCCTTAGGTGGGGCGGGCTGGATGCAGATGTTATTGTTTCTGATGGCGGCTTCCCTGCGGAAGTACAGTCGGTATGCAATTACTTCGGGGCACAACACGTGGTAGTTGCCCGACTGTACCGCAAATACTACTCGTTCAAGAACGACAGCAGGATGTACCTAGACGCTATGAGCGTTCCCTGTGAAGTCCATGACCTTACCTTAGAACATGGCGGCATAGACCGAGCCGTTGATAGCTTAGCGGTCCTGTATAAGAGTATGCGGGAACCACGATACAAACGATAACCTACGGAGATAGTCAAGTATGGTAGCGGAATTCACAGCGCGGGAGCTTAGCATAGCGCTCCTCGTGCTACGGGGGGAGGCTGAGATCACTGAGCTTAACCCACGACAGCAAGCAATAGTAGCAAAGGCACTAACCACACTCTGAGGAAACAATGGCAACCATAGAATTACAGCTCGCACTGGAAGACAAGATGATGCAGCGCACAGCGGATCGTTACAATGCTATGCTCAGCTCTGCAGCAGATGCGGGCCGTGGTTCTGAAACGGAACCCGCCCGTAAGCTATTCAAGATGTTCTTCGATGACTGTGTGTCAGTACTGGAGGATGTCTGTGTCAACAATACAACCACACGGGGCAGGCCAAGCAAGTACATAAGTCTTATCAAGCGCGTTGATCCTCAGTTCTGTATCAGCGTAGGCTTGAATGAGCTGTTCAATAACGTGTTCACTGGTGAGCGCGGGGTGCAGGACTGCTTTGTAAAAACTGGCCAGCGCATTGAGGACGATCTCAAATTCGGACGGTTCAAGTATCTGCATCCTGAGTACTACGACACGGTTATAAACGACTTCAAGACTAAGGGAACTACTAACTACAGGCACATGCACAGGGTACTGACCAACAAGATGCGATCCTTTGAGGTAGAGTGGAATGACTGGACAGCCACAGAGCGCGCTAAGGTGGGCGAGAACGTAGTTAAAGTTATACTCGATACAACCCCCCTCTTCGAGGTGAAGACCCCTCCCAGAGGCGTTAGACAGCCTGTCAGGTTCATACTCTCAGCAGAGACGGAGGAGTGGCTTAAGCAGTTCAATGATATACAGCAGTTCGTCCGTCCCCTAGGCGCACCATGTATCGTTAAGCCTAAGGATTGGGAGAGCATGAATCACGGCGGATTCTACAGTCCTGAGATGCAGGCCAAGTTCCCGTTTGTGCGCACTCGATTCCAGAGCAAGATAGGGCACAGCGATTTAGCTGAGCATATGACCTGCGCTAACAGGATGCAGGCTACTGAGTGGTGTATCAACCCGAGAACAGCTCAGTTCCTACAGTGGGCCATTGAGCAGAACATCACAGAGGTTATCAAGCTACCCAGCACACGGCCTTACAACTTCCCGCCCAGCCCCGTCACAGGCATCCTGAAGGAAGACTTCACGGAAGCACAGCGCGCGGAGTGGATGGGATGGAAGCGAGAGACAGCAGCGCTGCACAGCGAGGAGCGTAAGCGCTTCGGCTCTGCGTTAGGAATGTGGCGCATCTATTCAATGGTTGAGGAGTACAGACAGTATGATAGATTCTACTTCGTATACACCTGCGACTTCAGAGGCAGATTTTATCCAGTCACTTCAGGACTGTCCCCACAGGGCGCAGACTATTCTAAAGGACTTCTTAAGTTCGCAACTGGCAAGCCTCTTGGTGAAGAGGGAGCTTTCTGGTTTAAGGTTAGAGGAGCTGGTCTCTTCGGGTACGATAAAGTGCAGTACAATGAACGAGTACGATACGTTGAACAGGAGCTACACGATAGAATCCTTAGGGCTGCGAGTGACCCTTGCTCCATTGAATCTGCCAAGTTCGTCGGGGAGGCGGACAAGCCCCTGCAGTTCATGGCCTTCTGCTTTGAGTATCAAGGTTACAACGAGCAGGGTAACGATTTCATCTCCCATATCCCTGTTGGCCTTGACGGAAGCTGCAACGGTCTGCAGCACTTCTCCGCACTTCTCAGAGACAGAGTTGGAGGCTTGGCTACAAACGTTCTTCCATCTGACTCTCCAAGAGATATCTACGGAGAAGTCGCCAGAGTTACAGTGGCAGGACTTAATAGCCTCAGCAGCGATAGTGCTCCTGTTGGTGAAAAGCTACTTAGACTCGGCATCGACAGAAGCACTACAAAGCGACCAGTAATGACCCTGCCCTATGGGCTTACTAAGCACAGTGCAGGCGGCTACATAGCCCAGTGGCTGCGCACTAAGCACATGCACCAGTACCCTACGTTCACTGAGTTCAACGGGGCTAAGCATGTACTGAACGATACCGTATGGGATTCCATCGGTAAGGTAGTGAAGGCCGCAAGGGAGGGCATGGACTGGTTCCAAGCTGTTGCAGTCATTGCAGCCAAAGAGGGTAAGCCCTTAGTGTGGAGGACACCTACTGGATTCGTAGTACACCAAGAGGATGTTCGCTCTAAGGTTAACCGCGTAGACAGCGCCTTAGCTGGTAGCCGTATCCAGTACACGATACGAGAGTACACGGACAAGATCGACGTAGGGGCAATGAAGAATGGCTCATCGCCTAACGTAATCCACAGCCTTGATGCTAGTCACCTAGTTAAGACAGTGCTTGAGTCAAAGGGCATTGACAGCTACATGATGGTACACGATGACTTTGGTACTCATGCCTGCGATATCCCTGAGCTACATAGGGCTATTCGGGTAGCGTTTGTCCGCATGTACAGGGACGTTGACCTACTTGATAAGTTCAGACGAGAGATACAAGAGCAGCTTAAAACTGAGCTGCCTGAGCCGCCCTCGCTTGGCGATATGGACATCAACGAAGTGCTTGAGTCAGAATACTTTTTCGGGTGACTCGCTCACCCTAATCTTTAGACCTCACTGTAGGAGCACACTATGAAAACCATTGTACTGAACTTCCTGTACTCAATCCTCGCAAGCCTTATCGGATTAGTGCGTGACTCAGATAACTCAGAAGGCGATAAGCCTGCAACTTCTCAGCTCACAGACCAAGAAAAACTTGCTATTATTAACCAGTATATACGCGATAGTGAAGGAGAGACCCAAGCAGAGCCACGGAAGGAAGTGCCAGTATACAGAGTGTATTCCAAAGAACATTTAGAAGGACTAAAAAAGATCTTTCCTAAAGAGAGATGGAGTAAGAATACTACTGTAGAAGAGCTTGCATTTAATGCTGGTCAGTTAAATGTTATTGATACTATTGAAGCAAGGCTTAAGGCAGAGGGATTTAAGACTAGTATAATTAAGTAGGGAGAGGCACAGATGCACTTACAAGATTATAGATACGGAGATGCCGGGGAAGTATCCCCTGATACAGAGCAGGAACTAATCGACGGATATGAATCAGACCAGTGCTACCTCAGAAGTTTTTATGATGAGGATTCTAGTCATCCGTTTGCTGTTGGTATGTGTACTCGTAAGGGTGAGGTGGGTTTACTTATAGACTGCATCCCCGGATCTCCTAAGGAATTCTATACACTTGTCGTTCTGTTCTGTGCAGAGGCATTTTCATTCGCTGGTACTGACGCATTATACACAGGCTTTGATCCTAACGAGAGAGATACTCGCTGGAAAAGGTTCTTAGGTATGCAGGTAGCAGAGCGGCAATGGCCGACACATACAGAGCGAGGCTGGGTAACACACCAGTTCTCCCTATCAAATTGGGTACGCTAACCCTGAGGTGACTTATGAGCAGAGCAGTAGAAATGTTTAAGGAAGGATTAAGTTCAGCAGGCCGGAGAGTAAAGGGTGCCGTGAAGGGCGATCTGGGTGACGTTGCCTCAGTTCTTAGCTTAGGCGTAACCGACCAGTTTGAGGGTGCGGCTAAGGTCGCTAAGAAGGCAATGCCAGAGATGCCTGAAATGCCCGACATCGAAATGCCTGATCCAGCCGGGGCAACTCCCGGAGTGGTACAGAGCAAGGCAGCTAGTGTAGACTTAGGTGCTACCGAGGGAGCAAGACGCCAATCAGGTTCAGCTAAAGGTTCTCGCAAACTGCGTGTTCCTCTTGGCGGACTACGCTAAGGGGCCATCATGATTGAATCAGTTCAAAGTATGTACAGTGAATTAAGCGGGAAGCGCAGTGTAGTCGAGACCCGCATTGAGCGGTACGCAGGCTGGACTGTTCCTTCCCTATTCCCCTTGGAAGGCTCTACTGAGTCTGACGAGATCCAACAGGACTTCCAATCCTTCGGTGCCCAAGCAGTTAACCATCTAAGCAACAAGCTGATGATGGGCCTGTTCAGTGCATCCCGCCCGTTCTTTAGGCTGGACGCCAGTGCTAAGATCAGGGAGCAGATTGAAGCCGCTGGTGTTCCTGCTGCTGAGATAGACACAGCACTCCAGAATGCTGAGAAGGAATCCGTTAAGGAACTTTCTCGTATGGGGGCACGAGATCCCTTGACTGAGATGCTGAAGCAATTGATCGTAGTAGGCGACTCACTATTGTTTGTTCCTCCTGAGGAAGACCAGCGTCTGCAGGTGTACTCGCTACGTAACTATGTTATCAAGCGCAACCTGTCAGGTGACGTTGTTAAGATGATCACCTGCGACAACAAGAAAGTTGAGTTCCTGCCAGACAAAGTTAAAGCAGCACTAAAGGCAGCTAAGCCGATAGTTAAAGACACCGACGATGTTAAGCTATACACCTACGTAATGTGGGATGCTGACCGTAAGAAGTATATCCTGACTCAGCACGTTGACGAGCTACAGATTACAGACAAGGGCGACGAGGGCGTATACACAATAAAAACCCTACCGTTCATCTCAGTAACATGGAAGCTGATCCGTGGCGAAGACTATGGCCGTGGCCTCGTAGAAGATTACGCTGGCGACTTCCATGCTATGTCTAACACTGAGCGCACTATCAATGAGCTTATGGGCCTGATCTCTCAGGTTAAGGGCCTAGTGCATCCCGCTGGACTCACTGACGTTAATGAACTTAACGCTACTCCCAACGGGCAATGGTGCTCAGGCCGCGAGGAAGACATCGCCCTAGTAACCTTCGACAAGCTACGGGATATCCAAGGGCTGCAGGCGTACCTAGACAAGAAAGAGATCAGACTATCTCGGGCATTCCTGATGGACACCAACCAGATCCGGGACGCTGAGCGCGTAACGGCTGAGGAGATCAGGCTTATTGCTCGTGACCTAGAGACAGCGCTTGGTGGTGTATACACTCGCCTTGCACAGACTCTACAGTTGCCAATTGCTAACCGGCTGATGCTGCGTATAGGACTAGAGATCGAAGGCGAAGAGATTGAGCCTATCATCATTACTGGCCTAGATGCACTGTCTCGCTCAGGTGATCTTGAGTCGTGGAGAATGTTCGTTAACGATGCAGCTACACTGGATGCTCTGTCACCAGAGATCCGCAGGCACCTAAGCGAGAGCCGCATCTTGAAGCACCTTGCCGCTAACAACAGCCTTGATCAGGGTATGGCCTTTAAGACGCCTGAGGAGCTACAGCAGATGGCTCAAGCAGAGCAGGCACAACAACAGCAAGCCGTTGCGGAAGAGGTCGCAGTTAAGACAGCACCGCAAGTAGCAAAGAACCAAGGAGAATAAATGAGCTTAGCAGGCGTTCAACCAGCGAACACTAATGAGATGCCAGTAGCACCCGTAGCTGCTCCGGCAGAGGCACCAGTTGAGCCGGTCACAGAGCCGGTCGCTGAGGCACCCGCTGCAGTAGAAGCTGCACCCGCTACCACTGATAAGCCTACGTTACCTGAAGTAAAAGAAGAGGCCAAGCCGGAGGAGAAAGCAGAGGCAGAGGCTTCTGAAGATCTCCCGTATGAGTCTACTGGTAACGAGTACATGGACGAGGTGCTATCCGCTTTCCACGAGGGCGGCGTAGACTTTGATAAAGCATTCGGAGTATTCTCTGAGTCTGGCAAAGAAGAAGACATTGACCTTGTATACATTGAATCTGTTCTAGGCCGCGCAGCTACGCAGGGTATCCTTGCTGGCGTCAAGGCTGAGAATGCTAAGATCGAAGCTGAGGCAGTAGCAACTGCTGAAGTTGTACACAAGGCTGCTGGTAGCAAAGAGCTATGGGACGGTGCCTGTAAATGGATTGCCTCAGGCAAGTCAGGTCTAACCAAGGAAGGATGGGACCAGTACAATACAATGCTCGCCGCTGGCGGCATTCAATCTGAACTCGCAGCAAGGGAGCTATCCAATATGTACCAGCAGTCCCCCGGTTTCACCAAGCCCGCTAATCTAATGGAAGGTGATGCAACTGCTCAGCCGTCAAGTGTTGAGCCAATTTCTCGTCGTCAATATGCCGAAGAGTTAAATAAAGTCGTCCGTACCAATGGCGAAAATAGTCCAGAGGCACAATTACTGCACCAGCGTCGGCAAGTAGCCATGCAGCGTGGATTGTAATTTATTTGTGGAACTAAGAAGATAATAAATTAGGAGTTAAATTTATGGGTTATCCAACTGATTCAACGGGCCTGTCCCGCTCAGGTCTTGAACTTGCCGCAGTAGGCTCAGCAACAACTGTACAACCTTTGCACATTGAACAATACGGTGGAATGGTTGAAGGCACCTTCGCTAAGAAGTCCTTCATGCGTTCATACGTTTCTATCAAGCCCATCCGTGGTACTGATACCGTTACTAACGACCGCGTTGGTGAAGCTACTCTCCAGAAAGTTGTCCCGGGCGTTCGTCCTGATGCTTCTGTTGCACAGTTTGACAACGTAAAGGTTAAGGTCGATACCATTGTATTGGCTCGTAACAACGTAGCACTGCTTGACGATTTCCAAGCTCACTACAATGTCCGCTCTGAGCTGGGCCAAGAGCACGGTAAGACACTGGGTAAGTTCTTCGATGAAGCCTTCATTATCCAAGCAATCAAATCCGCGTTCATCGTAGCTGCTGTTGACAACCAAGCACCTACTGCTGGTGAAACTGCACTGCCTGATGGCTGGTACAGTGGCACTAAGGTTACACTCGACGCTGTAGGCGATGAGACTGATCCTGACCTGCTGCAGAAAGCAATCGAAGATGTATGCCAAGGTATCGAAGAGAACGATGTTGACCTCGACGGTGGCGTTATTCTTGTAGGTCCTGCTGAGTACTACACTCTGCTGCGTAACGATCGACTGATCAACTCGCAATACAGCATGGGTAACGGCGACTATGCTGAAGGCATGGTACTTAAGTCCTGTGGCCTTCCACTGGTCAAGACTAACCGTATCCCGAAAGCTGCTGTAAGTGGCCACTTCCTGTCCAACACAGGTAACGGTAATGCTTACGACACCACTGCTGAGCAAGGCCGTACCAAGGTACTTGTTATGCTTCCTAAGGCACTGCTTGCTGGCGAGACCATCCCGTTGACCTCTAAGGTTTACTACATGGACTCAGAGCTGCAATGGTTCATTGATAGCTACTTGGCCTTCGGTGTAACTCCTAACCGTGCAGAGCACGCAGGCGTTGTTGTAGCTGCTGTGTAAACAGTAGTACTGCATCTAAGCAGTGACCATGGGGTCATCCTTCGGGATGGCCCTTTTTTTCGTTTAGGAGCAAAATAATATGAACCTTACTGAACTTGAGGCAATCAACCTCATGCGAGGAGCTATCGGCAAAGCGCCTGTAAGCTCACTTGACGCAGTCAACCCGGACGTTATCGCAGCCCGGGCGAGACTAAGAAACACGGCCATTGAAGTACAAGCAACTAGCTGGTGGTTCAATACGGAAAGAACCGTGACCCTCGTGCCGAACACGGAGGGTGAAGTTGTTATCCCTAGTAATGCACTAGAGGTTAGAACCCACGATCCTTTCGCGTATTTGACTATACGCGGGAAGCGACTGTATGATCCAACCTGTAACACATTTCAGCTCGATAGGTCAATCAATGTAGATATGATTGTCTTCCTTGAGTACGATCAACTGCCCTACGTGGCATCTAACTATATTCAGTACGAGGCGGCACGTAAGTTCCAAGCGGACTACGATGGCGACCCTGTGCGTGTACAGCAGCTCAGACAGGATGCACAGCTCGCAAAGATTGAGCTAAAGACTGCTGAGCAACGGAACCGTAGAACCAACATGCTGTTGGGCGCTGGTCCTGTACGACTTAATTCAGGCATTCGCCCGTACTCCACTTTTGGGGGCGGACGTAACGCCAACTTCCCAGGAGGCTAACATGGGCAAGCGAGTAGACGGATCATTAGGAACACTGCTGCAGGGGATCTCTCAGCAGCCCGATAAAGAGCGCTTGGCGGGACAGGTAGAGGATCAGGTCAACATGACATCTGACCCCCTTCGTATGCTTCACAGGCGTCCGCCTACTCAGTTTCAGGCCAAGGTAGCGGCCCCTGTAGTTGACCCATCAAAGATCTTTGTTCACTTCTATTCTAGGGGTGACGCAGAAGAGTACTTCATTGTTGTGTACCCTAACGATGGGAACCCGCGAGTGCTTGGCAAGGATGGCACGGAATTCACCGCTTCTGTCTCTGCCTCTATGCAGAGTTACTTGGACACGCCTAATCCTAAAGCTAACCTAGCAGCAACCACGGTAGGAGACTACACGTTCTTTACCAACAAGACTGTTACTATAAGCGGAACCAACGATGAGCCGGACGAGTGGCCTGTTAATAATCCTTCTAGGGTAACTATCCTAGCTGAACAGTACAGCCGTGACTATACTATTACTGTACGGGCGGATACATCAGACGGGCCTAAGTACTCTTCTGCCACAGTGACTACTCCAGCAAGCACTGACACGGATGCTGAGGAGAACGTCAGTGCTAGTAACACTTTGCAGTTGCTGAGGACCGCGCTACAGGCCGTTACTAATTTCGTCGATTACTTTGATATGTATGTAGATGGCAACGAGTCCGTTATTATTCCAAAAGCTACCGTTGAAAAGTACTCCGTAGAGACCACAGATAGCACAGGCGGCGACGCCATTGTAGCAATAAACAACAATGAAGTGACCGGGCTTGCTGACCTACCGTTACACGAGAGGGCCGATTCTGTATAC